CTCCTTTTAAAAATAATTAATATCAAATACGGCTTGATATCGATATTGTTTTGTTTCAGTGTCCGTAAAATTGTAATCACTGTTCAGGTGGACACCACAGATTGAATCTAACTCAATCAATCCTTTCACAGCACTTTTCACTTTCACATTAAGCTCTGCAGCCTTCTGCATAGTTGGGCCATAACTTTGAAAAGCAAAGGTCGCACTACCAGAATGATTTCGCTCCTTCCCACCTGTCTTTTGAATAATGACAAAGCTATCGGGAGCTTCAGCTTCATGCTCAAAAAATGACGGTACATCTAAATGACCGTCAAGATATTTCTTGATAATAATTTCAATCATCTAATGCACCGCTTTCAACAAAGTGTTATTTTTCAAATTATCCCTCTTCGCTTTTTGCGTAGCTGGATAAATCATAGCATTGGCTCTTGTCTTACCAACGTGGCTATCTTGTTCATAACCAGTGCCACATCTTTTTTTAATGACTGTTGCTTCTTTGTTCAGAATATCCTGAATCTCTTTTGATTTCAAAAGAGCTCCTACACCCGCACCGATAATCTTGACTTTGAAATTACTCATACGCTTCAACCATCACTTTCTTATTCCAGTCCAAAGGCATCATTTCTTCAATACCTTCTAAAGGGATGCCAATCGTGCGCCATTTGTGACCGAAAAAACGAACCTCTCGGTCTTTCCACTCGTTCTTATCGCCTTTTGGGATACCCAGTGTATAAGCTGCCTTTTTCCCAGTAAGATTCAGTTGATTTGTGACATCTTCTGTTGAAGCTGGAACAACCAGGACATTATCTACTTCAATTTCAGTATTCTCATAGATTGGATGCCCAAAGTCATCTCTACCATTCTTGGTTTTTCCAATCAAAGTTACAGTAATTCCTTTAATCCGTCCCATAGATATCAATCACCCCATATCTTTGTTTCTTCAGACCAAGACGTTTTAATTCTGAGTCTTTGATAAAAAGACCTCCACCAGGAACAAGATAAGACCCGCTGAAGGAATATCCTAAAGCAGACTCAGCCATTTGAGTCATTGGTTCCTGATCAGTTGATGTCATCAAGGTGCGAGCAACTACATCCACTGTTACGGATTTAACCACCATAGCAAAAGATGGATCAGTAGCAACCAATCCATCTAAATCTTTGCCAACTTTTTTAGCTTCAACGCGAAGAGAATGAGAAACAACTTCCAACAGTGCTTCAGCTCGTTTTTCCTCATCGAATTTTAACGTCCGCCACAATTTTTTAAGATCGTCTACTGTTGCAAAGTTTTCCATTTCTACCTCCAATCAAACCACTACTGGGCATCAGTATTAGTTTGTTCAATTAGTGAAAGCAATTCTGTTTTCGTTGCACGGCTATCATAAGTAATCCCTTTTTCATCAAGGATTTCTTTCAACGCTGCGTTAGTCAATGAGTCCAAGGGCTTATATTCTCCAATCGGAACCCAATCACCTCCACTAATTTCATTTTCAGTAACGATAGTAGTTCCTGTTTTTACATTAATGTATTCCATATACTACCCCGCTTTCACAACACGAGCAAAGCTGTTTTTGTCCAAAATTCCCCATCCGAGATAGATTTCTGCACGAAGATAGACTTGGTTATAACCTTTCAAGTCTTTCCCAGAATTGTCTGGATCACCATATCGAATGACTTCGAGTGGAATCTGCTTAGCATATCCCCATTTAACCATGTTAGCAAAGTCACCAATAATAGCAACATCCTTATTGGTTCCAACATTAAGACCAACTGTAGTATTCACATCTACAGGTAGACCATTAATGGCACCTGGATTTGCTCCCCATGCCAATTCTGGATAAAGGCGCTCATTAGCTGCATTCTTCATGCTAGCAAGTGCACTTGCAAATGTAGTATCCATTGCCATACCGCTAACGATATTATCAGCTCCTTGAATCATTTTCACTGCATCTTCAACATTTGCATCTGGATTGCTATCCGTGAAATTAACAGTTTGGGTAACAGCTTTATCAAAGCAGTTGTTACCAATTACTGTAGACTCTTGTTTAGTACGTGGATTGACCCCATGAAAAGCCATAATATCAATACCACGAGCTACTTTATTAGCGAATCCTTCATTAAATGATTTCAACATGTCGATTTTGGCTTCTTCTGATGCATAAATGAATTCATCAGATACACGAGCGCCATACTCAATTTTAATAGGCACAATAGTTACAGGTTCCAGACTTGCGCCACCATGTGTTTTCTTCCCGTTTTCTGCAACGATATCTACATCAGAATCTAATGAGAATGTAAATTCCTTTAATCCATTAAACGGAATAGCTTGCTGATTAGACAATTTAGCCAATGAACTGTGACCTTTAACTTTGTTGATGAGGTCTGTCACAAGCATTGGGTCAAATAATGTACCTTTTGATAGTTGATCTGTCATATAATATTACTCCTTTATTCTTCAAAAACTAAACCTTGTACTAGGTTTTTATAAGATGTGTTTTCATTCTTTTCTAGAGCAGGCTCTAGGTTCCGCATTGGTGCGACATGTCCAATGGGTTTAATGAATGATGCCAAACGCTCCGCATCTGCTATTAAACTTTCTTCATCGGCACCTTGCAAGCGATCAGCCAAGTCATAAGGTAATCCATTTTGCAAAGCAATCCGAGTCCGCAGATTAGCTGTCTCATAACCAGCAATTTTCTTCTGCATTTCTTCAAGTTTCTTATCCGAATCATCCTTGCTTTGCTTATTAGCTTCAACAGTAGACTTCAAGCCAACATTTTCTGTCTCCAATTCGGTAATACGAGATTTGAGCTGGTCATAGTCTCCGTATTTCTCTTTCTCACGAGATAAGCGGGCCTTAATAGCAACATCAAATTCTTCTTGTGTAGTAATTGGTTTAAATTCTGACATTCTCATGTCTCCTTTCTCCTGCTTTCCCGGCAGTTCGGTAATTTTATCATCAAAAAAAGCAGTTCTTAGACTGCTACTTTTTAATAACTGATTTTTTGCTTTTTCTTAGGCTTAGTGGTCACACAAGCCCAATGCGCAAGCAAAGCGCTATCCATCAAAGAAATATCCATATCGTCAAAGTGCGATCGATAACCAAAGCCACCATTTGAGCCAATATTCCGCTTGTCGCAGTTAGTGGCTACTTTTGATAGCGATGGCTGGCCAGCGTGGCAGATGGTCTTCTGGTAAATTCCCTGTTCCCAAAGAGCGTTGGCCACGATGATTTCTTTCACCGTCGGAAGAATCACATTCTTGATTCTGTAGTCCTTCAACTCTTCGTCCAGGATCTTCTGACCACTTGCACCATCGATGACAATCTGAGCTACATCAGCTTGTCTCAGAAAAGCGACCATCCACTCATTACCATTACGAACAGACTGGCAATCGACTGTCTCGATGAAGTACCGGCCATCCTTGGTTCGTGCAGCAATACTCAATGCCACGTTCGTTCCATCTTGACCGTACTTTATACCAACAGACAGCTTGCCAGATAATTCTGGAACATCGTCCACCTTCAACTCATTCCACTCCGTTTCAGAAATAGCAGATTTCTGGTTGTAAGTCGGCCAAAATCCCAAACGTTGGATATTATGGTCCAACTTATCCTCACCAAGCTCTGCTTCAATCTTCCGCTCATTTAAGTGGTAACCCATAGATGGATTGGAATTATACCAAGCTTCCACATCGTCGATTTCCTTTTCATCAGAAACCGACCACTCAGCCCATCCAGAATACTTCCCTTTCCCAAAAAGACAAGTCTCACGGTATTTAGTAAAGACCGTACCGCTTGATACAGGTGTTGGAGGTGTCCCACACATGATTGTGATAGGATTTTCACTATCCGTCACCGTGTACTTCAAAGCAGATTCCTGTTCAGTCGTGTACTCCTGAGCCTCGTCAATGATCAGCATATCAAAACCTTCACCAAGACCACCATTTGATGTTCTGGTACGGAATTGGACAACACCACCTGTTGAATATAGCTCAATTCTTTCTTGACCCTTAGCTCGAATGGAATTGAAATCCTCACCATCCACATACCCCATTTTCTCAAGGTATCGTTTAACTTTTTCAAAAGAGGCATGAGAGGTAGAAATTCGGTGAGCCGTATGTAGGATATTCAATCCTTTATGTAGCGCCCAAATTTCTGCTATATAAAGGATTTCAGACTTCCCATTACGGCGAGGGATAGAATAGCCAAACTTTTGGTGTACCCAAAGACCGTTTTTATCTACTGCCATCAAAGGCAATAGCAGATTTTTCTGCCAAGCATAACAAGAAAGACCTGTCCGCTCGTAAAGTTCAATCGCTTCTTTAGCTTTTGAATTTTTCTTGACGTATTTTAAAATCACCGATTGAGTAGGATTCTGATTGCCAAGTTTCTTCTTCCTCGCCATTCTATTTTCCTTTCAATCGTCATCGCATGATAACCCTGTCGCTGGGAGATATCGGATCACCTCCTAAACTAATGCACAATAAAAGCACCTTGACCACTGTCAACGTGCTTATGCTATAATTTCAACTTCCTTGATTTCATCCTCAAAGAGTTTTGTCCATCGG